GCTGGAGATAGCCATGAAAATTAACCGCGGGGAGAAGGTGGAGCTTAAAAAGTCCCAGCGAAACGAAATTATCGCCGTGATGCATAACCAGAACTGCGGACTCGTGGCATTCGCCCGGAAGGGAGTAATTGATTTTTTGAGGCAATATGAAGCAGCCGATTGAAATACGGGACTTTAAAGGCTTGGCGACCAATGCCGATTTGGAGGACTTGCCTCTCGGCTACCTCCAGACCTGCACGAATATGCGGCCGCACAACGGGAAGCTGGTCAAAACCTTCGGCATGGGGGTGTTCATTGCCGGGACGCTGGCTGAGGATATCAAGACCCTGTTCACGTTCATCAATGAAAACCTGTCCACGGATTTCGCCTATATCGGCGTGTACGTGAATCCGGCCACGTTCGTGGTGACTGTTTATATCTGTATCGACGAGGCGACATGGGTTGCGGCCTCGACAATTTTCACGATGGGGAGCACGACGTTTTATCACAAGGACGCGACGAATCCGATTCTCCAAAACGACGGAATCCTTCGGATACTGCCGGGGAACGTTGCCGAGGCGGACGGCAACCAGTCGAAGGGAATCTGGATCGGGCATATTGAGGAGGATTTCTTTGATGGGTTATGGACGATTGCGGAACAGGCCATTACCGGGGATGCTCAGTTTTACGCATATCCGACGAATTGCACTCTGCCCGCGCTCACGATGACGATTTCCCAGAACGCCGGCACTGCGATGGCGGCGGACACGTATTATTACAAGTTCTCCTATGTCTACGACGGAGTGCAGGAAAGCCTCCTGACGGCCTCCCCGGTGTCAATTGCGCTGACGGCGAACTATTTCCCGCAGTTGGCTTTTCAAATAACCTATGCGAACCACAACAAGCGGGTGACGGCGCTCAACGTGTACCGCTCGGACGCTCCGGACGGGGTCTATTACAAGATTCACACGATTGATTTCCTGCGGGCCGCGGCGGACGTCCTTGGGACGGCGGTTGGATACTACGGGGCATATTGGATTTATGTGCCTGCGCTTACGAGTTTTTCATTTGATGCGAACGTTGACAGCGACTATGCTCTGGTAATCGGGGGCTTGACCTATGAGCTTATGGATGTCACGACAGGATCGGGGAATACGCGGTTCCAGATAGATGCAACGCCGATTAACGGAGGTACGGCGGCGCCGGTGACAGCGGACATCTGGGATACTGCCTGGGCGCTCCACAAATGGAACGGGGGAGCGTATGCGGCAACCGGTCAGGAGGGCACGACCGGCGGGGCATACGGCGGGCAGGCGACTGTTATCACGAACTACGATACCGGGAGCGATACGCTGATTGACGAACTGCTGCTCTTCTTCGAATCGGCGACTCCGGCGAAGCGGATTATCACCCGGAATTACGACAATGCCATCAAATACACCGGTTCGGTCGTCGGGACCGGCGCGACGGTGAAGACATGGAAGGTTCTCCGAAGCGGTTACGGGCTGTATTATGCGGCGGACAATACGACGTATGCGCAATACAATTTCTATGATATAAACCTTGCCGACGGGGCGGAATTTCCACTTGCCGATGAACCGTCCATCGACGTGAACGGGAAATATGCCCGGATTGTCAATGAGCGGCTGTTTCAGGCGAACATCGTTTTGGATCCGGCTGGAGCGCAGGAGGTCCATGAAAGCTGGGTTGCATATTCGGAAGTGGGCCAGTATGACGTGAACCCCGCGTCGAATGTCATCCGGATTCACTCGAAGGATGGCGGGCCGATTACTGGGCTGGGGGAACTTTCCGGGAATCCAGTTTTTCTGTTCGAGCATTCCGACGTTATCATCGAAACCAAGACGTATCCGAATGAGCCAAAACGATGGAGAATCCGGGAAGTAGTTCACAATATCGGGAACATCGCCGACCAGGGATATATCACCGTTCTGGACCAGATGTTCACTATTGCCGAGGATGGCATTTACCGGCTGACGGCAGGGAATATTGCGGAAACGGACGTTGTGCCGGTGGAAAAGCTCAAGATAACCGATTTGATTGAGGACACGTACCAGGCATTCACGAAGGCCGAGAAGCAGAGCGTTATTGCGGCGTATGACGCGCGGAAATCGGAGGTGCTGTTTTATATCGGGAGCGATTCAGGTAATCAGGCGAGCGGCGGAACTCCGTCAGCGGATTCAACAAATCCGACATATCCGGTGGCGCAGGCATTCGACGGCAATGATTTGACATGGTGGCAGACGGAGAACATCGCCCTTCCTCACTGGCTGAAATACGACCTCGGGGCAGGAAACGCAAAAGCGATTACCAAGATAGTGATGACGCATTACACCGTTATCGGGAACCAGATTCAGGATTTTTTGTTCCAGGGGTCGAACAACGACACTGATTGGACAACGCTTCTGACAATCACGAATGCGCCTAATGGAGCGGGCACTTTTTCATGGCGGTTTGTGAACTCGACGGCATATCGATATTATCGCGTATACATTACTGAAGTCTATGGCTCAAGCACCGTGCCTATGATAAACGAACTTCAGCTGATCCAGTCCTCCAAACAGATACTTGCCTTCAACATCCTCGAACAGGCATGGAGGACAATAGATACGGATGCCAATTTCAATGTAGCGGCGACAGACGAGGAAGGCAATCTGATCGCCTATAACGACGAGGATAACAAAATTTACAGCTTGAGCGAATCTGAGGCGGTTGGCTTCTCGATAAAAACTCCGGTTTTCCATATCTCGGACATTCGGTTTGAGCCAATAGGGCATATCGTTGTGACGTATAAATCGGCGACGGCGCTCACGATAAATCTGTACACGGAGCGGGCAACGAGTCCGGGGGCGACGTATACCCTGGCGGTATCGACGGAATGGACGACGGTACGACTGGGGGTGCATTACCGGGCGAAGAAATTTGAGGTGCAAATCGTGGATACGACGCCGGGGACAGGGAATACCGAAATAGGAAGGCTTTTAATTGATTAAAAAAGGCTTTTAATTGATTAAAAATTGTCATATATGGCACGTCACAAATGATTTTTAACCAAAGAGGAAAATATGAACGTACAGGAAATGATTGACTTGCTGGGGCTTCGGCTCGAAGATGCGGCCAAGGGGAATTTCACCGATGCGACGAAACTCCTGACTCTAAATGATGGAGTAAAAAAGGTCGCGAACCTGATTCATCCCGGGTATCTAACCGAATTAGAATATCTGAAAACGAGCGTAACCCTTTCGAGCGGGGCCGTTGCGATGACGGCGGCAAATCTGGATTACAAGGTTCTCAAGGGAAAGGCTGGCGTTATCAAAGTCAAAGTCAGCGGAACATCAGGGCTGGACTGTACGCTGATTGATATTACAGGCCGCAAGCGCACTGAGAATTCGTTTAATGCCGGAACGGTTCAGAATCCGCTTTGCTATGTATTCCAGAATACGCTCTACGTTCTGCCGACGACGATCACAACGGTGGATGTATATTTTCGGCGGGTTCCGAATCAGCTTCTTTATCCATTCAATGCGGACCAGGCAGATTCGGGCGCTTCAGCCTCAAAATTCGATGGGCGAAGCGCAGACAGCCTTAGCACCGTGAATGATTATTACAATGGCGCAGTGATTTACAGCCTCCTATATGACACATATCACGTCATTACCGATTATGTGGGGGCGGACTTGGAGTTCACGGTATCCCCAGCCTCAACGCTGGGCAATTTCACGGAAAATCAGCAGTTCTATTTCCTTACTCATTCATTTAACGAGCTTGGACTCTCCGGAGTGGATTGCGATTTGAATGAGGCGCTTCACGAACTGGTCGTTTCATTTGCAGAAGCGACGTGCTGGAAAATGGATGAGAAAATAGATCGTTCTGGTTCCGCATACAAAGCGGCTATGGAGGAAAT